AATGCAACATTAGGTGCAACTCCAGCAATATTAAAAGCTTCAATTGCTTCTGGTGATGATTTTAATTCAGTAATGGAAACAAGTGCTTCCGTATTAACTCAATTTGGACTTATAACAAACGATACTAATAAAATGCTTGCTAATACCGAAATGGCAACAAGTACATTAACATTTGTAGCAAATAAGACAAGTGCTGGATTTAGTGACCTTGGAGAAGCAATGCAGAACGTAGGTCCAATAGCACACTCTAACAACCAATCATTGCAAGATATGGCAAGTGCATTAGGTATAATGTCAAACGCTGGTATAAAAGGCGGAGAAGCTGGAACATATTTAGCAAACGTATTAAGAAACTTGGCGACACCTACTAAAACACAAAAACAAGCATTACAAGAATTAGGCGTAAGTGCTTTCGATAGTTCTGGAAAAATGAGACCACTTCCAGCAATCCTAGACGACATAGCAACAGCAACTGAGGGATTGACTGATGAAGAAAAAGGTAAAGTATTAAGTAGAATATTCAATCAAAGAGCCATAAAAGGTGCATTACCACTATTACAACAAGGCAAAGGTGCGATTGCTGAATTATCCAAAGAAACTGGAAAAGCTATTGAATATCAAAATAAACTTGCAGACGAAATGGGTAACACTGGTGAACGTCAATTAATGAAGTTCAAAGAAAATGTAATGGCTTTAGGTGTTGCATTTGGTAAAGAAGCTTTACCATACCTAGTAGATTTCACAAACAAGCTAAAAGACGTAATGCAAGGCTTTAGTTCACTAGATGACGGAACTAAGAATATGATTGTAAAAATGTTGTTAGGTGCAGCCGCTATATCGCCAATGGCAAAAGCTTTTAGTGGTTTATTTGGTGCAGTAAGTGCAGTTAATAATGGCTGGGGCGAACTTATAAAAAATATTGGCAAGTTAAGGACTGGTAAGCAAATAAAAGAAATGGCAGACCTTGGCAAATCAGCAGTAGACGCTGGAGGTGCTATATCTAAAATAGGCGGAGCAGGTGCAACAGCTGGAGCTGGAGCAAGTGCATTTTTTAACCCTTGGTCTTTAGCATTATTAGGAATAGTAGCATTAGCTGGAACAGTAGCTTATCAATTAGCAAAGCCTATGCTTGCTCATATGGATAGTGTTAAAAAGACAAAAGGTGCTTATGGTGAATGGTTTAAAGCGGTATCAGACGGTGAACGTGTATTTGCTCAATTAGAGAAAGCTAGTGGAAAAGCGACTGAACAAGTCGAAAAAGACCTAAAAGAACGTATCAAAAAGATTAAACAACATAATTTAGAAGTTGATGAACTAACCGACGCAAACGCTGGAAGTACAAACAAATTTAAAAATTTCTTTAAAGGAACTGGCTCAGAATTAGAAATTAACGGTCAAAAAAGAGTAACCACTAATGAAAATCTAACTAATAGATTAAAAGAAATGAATGTTTCCAGTTCAGAGATTAAAAACATTACAGACAAGTACCAAAACATGGCTAGACAAATTGGAAACAGTATGTCTTCTATTGGTGACACATTCAAAAATTATAAGGTTGTTACTTCCGAATGGGCAACAGCTCAAATAAAAACTGTTGATAATGTTGTTAAAGACACTGTTTCTAATTATGAAAAGTTGAGAAATGAAAAAATTAAAAACATTAATCAACAAGTAGAAATGAATGCTAAAACAAAAGCAGAAGCAGAAAAAGAAATTCAAACTATTAATGAACAATACAATAGTCAAATAAAAACAGTTCAAAAAGCAAGAGAAAGTATCAATACTATATTGTCAACAGCTAGTAGAGAACATAGAGCCTTAACTGAAAAAGAAACTGTATCTATCTTAAAATCATATCAAAAATTAGCAGAAGAAAGTGGAAAGTCAATGTCTAACATGACAGACGTTCAAAAACTGTTGGGTGAAAACTTATCTTCATTAACAGGACAAATGGGATTAGATTTTTTAAGAACAGCTGGAATAATAGACGAAGCGACTACTAACGCAGTATTAAACGCTAAAACTGGTGCAGAAAAGGTACAAATTCTACAAAAAGCACTACAAGGCTGGAATGAGTTTGAATTAACCGATAAAGAAATAGATATAAGAGCAACTGGAGAGGAAAAAGTCAAAAAGCTAATAGAGGGTATTCAATCATTTAACGATTTGAAACCAGAAGAAAAAGACCTTATAGCTAAATGTAATAATCCAGAAGAACTAGAACAAACATTACAAAAACTAAATTTATGGAATGATTTAAAAGTTGGAGAAAAAGCACTAATTCTTAATAGTGAAATTGCAGACGCTAATGTTCAAAAAGCTATACAAGACGCCGATTTATGGAATGCTCAAGGCTTTATACCAAAGTTTATGGAGATAGATACAAACGCTCCAGACGCTAAACAAAAAATCATTGATTTAGTAAATGAATATTTGCATATGCAAGAAAAGCCATCATTAACAGTTACAGCAGAAACATACGGTGTTAGTGAAAGTACCGAAGCGTTAAAAGAATTTAACGGTGTTTCAGACTCATCAGTAAGCAAACATTTGATTGTTTCATCAGACGCTGGAACGTTGCCATCAGCAACTGAAAACATAAGACAATACAACGCTAATAGTGGGAAGATGGAAAATAAAAGTGTATTGGCGAACACTAATACACCACGTATGCCTTTAAATACAAGTAACATTAGTTTGTATAATAAAGCAACTAATAATATGAAAAACAAGAGTTCTACAGCAACTACAAGTACAAACGCTAGTCAAAACACACCAAAGGTTAGTTCGTGGAACTCAACTGTAAGGAACGCACCTAGTTTAGTAATTTCAACGTTTAGAACAATTAAAGAAACAGTTACAAGATTTTTAGGAGGTCATGCAACAGGTGGACATATCCAAGCCTTTGCCAATGGTGGAAATATAGATATGTTTGCTAGTGGAGGTAGTCCTAGAAATCCAAAACGTGGATACACAGGTATTGTTGGAGAAGCTGGTCCAGAACTATTCCAAGTTACTAGAAATGGTGTAAACATAACACCTTTATCTACTAGAGAAAAAATGAGGGGTATAGGCGGTGTCCTTGAAGACCATTCAAACAAAGGTGATGTAAGCTTTAATATATCAATCAATAATCCGATAGTTAGAGAAGATAAGGATATTGAAAGGATATATGATGGTGTAGTTAAGAAGATAAAATCAGACGCTAAATTTGACTTGTTATTTAGCAAAGGAGTGTAGATAAATGGTAGACTATAATGCAATAACAATTAATGGTTTATCAAGTAAAAACTTAGGCTTTTATTGTGGAGTTGAGGAAAACTCACCTCCACAAATGCCGAAGAAAAAGGACAAACTTTATGATTTAGATAGAATAGACGGAGTATTAGTTCAAGAAGTACAAGCGTACGAGCCAGTACAAACTAAGTTTATGATGTACTTATACAATGCTTCTCATAGTGATATAAGACGTTTTAAAAGTTGGATAGGTTATAAAGGTAGTTACTCAACGTTTGATAATCCGTTGATTGAAAGAAAGTTTTTTGCAACAGAGGTTAAATTTGAAAACGGAGTTACAGATGGCTCATATCAAGTAGAGGTTACGTTCACTTGTGAGCCTTTTGAATACAGTAAAGAGGTTAAGACATATAAAAGTACCCATGGCGGACCTTTAACGTATTATGGTACAGCTCCAGCTTATCCAATAGTAACTATATCGGGTAACGCTGGAACGTTAGATATATTGCAAATAGGTAAAAGACAAATGTTCATAAAAGGTGGCTTGAATTATGAAATTAAAATCGACTGTAGAGTTGGTTTCCAGAATGTAATTGTAGGCGGAAAAGTCAACAACAGTTTAGTTAGTGGTAATTTCTTTGTATTATTAAATGGAAAAAACGAAATCACGTTAACCGAGAATATCAATAACATCAAAATTGTTTATCAGGAGGCGTACATATAATGCTAAAACTATATGATGGTAAGGCTTATGATTTTGAGAAAGAGCCGAGTGATACAATACAAAACGCTTATGACGCCAAGGTAGAATTTGATAAAGGTTATATGTTAACATTCAAGGTTATTGTTGACGATAAAGGACTTCACAAAAAGATACGTGAAGAAATGATTGTTGTATGTAAAGGTGGATATAAGAACAAAGAAAATGCCTTTAGAATAAAAGAAAGGTTAGAGTTTGGAACATACGTTGAGTTCAAATGTCCTCATATCTTTTACGACCTAGACCACAAAAGAACTAAAGTTCCTAGTGGTTTGTTCACAGCTAATGATATATTAAGCTTTATTGAACAAAATACCGAAGATATATCAGACTTTAAATTCAAACACGATTATATATACGGAGACGCAAAGCTTGAATTTGGTAACTACAAAGAACTAAAAGAGAAAAAAGACGGAGAAAAAGTAGAACCAAAGGTTGAATACTATAACACGCTTGAGTTGATGAATAAAGTATTTAATGAATATGATTGTGAATTTATGTTTGATTTCTGGACTATAAATGTATACAACAAGTTAGGTGAAGATAAAGAATCTCTAATCTACGAATACAAGAACATTGAGGACTGGGAGGGTATTCATAGTATGGAGGGCAAGGCAACAAGGGTGTATGCTCAATCAGACTTTGAAAGAACTACAACCTACAAAACGAAATATCCTAATCAAAAACTATATATCCACTTTGCCTATGCGAATGACAACAAGGGTAAAGATTTTACAAATACTAATTACCAATCAAGAACATATATAGGATATTATGTGGATACTAAATATCTAAACTCGGATAAGCCTAAAGACTATAAATGGGTAAATATGAAAATCCCAAAAAAGACCAAGAAGAAACCAGCATTCAAAGGTGACAGAAAGGTTAAGGGTATTACTACATTTATGGTTGGTACTGATTACAGAGACGGTATTCCAATCAAACTAGATAAAAAGACATTCTACTTGCATACAGCCTTTGCAAACTACTTAGACGGTAAAGATATCAATATCAATGACGGTACAGGTGCAAAGTATGTAGGTTTTATGATTGATGACAAAAAGGACAATACCAGAGTAAAAGAATGGTTTACTTTTAATCATTTAACTGAAAAAGGCGGACTTTTGATTAATGATAGAAGAACACTAAAAGAAAAAGTTCACCTTGAAACTACTGTAGATAGTCCGTTAGTTAATGATTATGCACAAATATATCACGATACTTATATAAATAACGACGCTAGGACGGTTGATGAATTATCACAAGATGTCCTTGATTTATTTGATGAGGGCTGGGATAAACCTAGACGAACTATTAAATGTAAGGTTAAGCTAACTAATAACGATAGGCACAGACTAACAACATTAGGCGATTACTTGTATTATGGAGATAACGACCCATGCGATATATACGATACGGTTATTCTGAGATACATTACACACAATGTAGATGAACGTATCAAGTGTATAGGTTTTGAATACGACCCTATAAATGAAAACTTAGAAATGTTGAAGTTTGGTTCAAAAGAGAAGAACGACACTATTAGTTCAAGCGTAACAAGTGGAGTTAAAGCAAAGTTAGAGCGTAAAGCTAATGATTTTGATAAAGAGTTTGACCGACAAGTAAGAGAAGTTGAAGAAAAGTTACGCAGAAACAGAGAAGAATTTAATCACTTATGGTTATCAGAAAAGATTGATTTTATTAATAGTTTTAGTGAATATGGAGAATATTATGATGATTTCCAAGCAGAACTAGATAGAATTGACGCAGAAAGAAAACAAAGGACAGAAGAACTTGACAAAAGACTTGCAGACGCCGACGCTAGATTTGAACAGTCAAAAAAAGAAGTTGAAGCACAGAAACAAGAAATACAAACAAAGGCAAATGAACTAATAAGATATGTTGACAGTGAAATCGAAAAAAGTGGATTAAAAAACGGAGAAACTGTAGCTAGTTTTAAACAAGATATAGACAATTTAAAAGGTCAAGTAATAGGCATTGAAGAAAACAAAAGACGTTTCACAGAACTATCTCAAACTGTAAGTAGTTTGTCTTCAAAAGTTTATGAAATAAATGGTTTGTCTACAAAATATTCAGAACTCAAACAAACGGTAGATGGAATGACAAGCACAATCGGAAGTATTAATAGTGATAATCGCAATATGTTAAACAAATATTCCGAAATAAGCCAAAAAGTTGATGGTATAACAAGTATCGTTGGTGATGATGCTTATGAATTCGACAGGAAGATATCAAGCATGGTTAAACAAAATGCTGGTGAAATAACATTAAGTGTTAGCCAAGTGAACGGTTTAAACTACAAGCTTGATGGTATAGAGTCAAAAATACAAATCAACAAGGACAGTATAACGCAAAAAGCTAGTAATATTGATTTGCAAGGCAAAGTATCTTTTAGAGATTTGAATGATGATTATAAAGATAATTCAGACGCCACTTTTATAGACGGTGGTAAAATAATGACTAATACCATAGAAGCAAATCATATAAAAGCTGGTTCAATACAAGCTAAGCATTTAACTGTAGATTATTTGATGGTATACAAACTAACAACAGCCGAGTTTTTTGTTGACAGAATTGTTGGTAGTCAAGCAAACATTGACCAAATCCAATCTACAAAAATTTCAGCAGACATGGTGCAAACAGGGATTTTAACATCAGAAAACGGAGTATCAAAAATCAACTTAAATGATGGTACATTCAGTTTTTATAATGGCTCTTTAAAGATAGACGAAACTTATTTTGATGAAAAAAGCTCAACTTATAGAGCTAGAGTACACACACAAAGCACTTTTAGAGTAAGCTATGCTGGAAGACCTATAGTTGAATTAAACAGTGGTGGCGTTGTGTTGTTTCATGGTGGAGCAGTACAAAGCTCAAGTCCTAGTGGACAAATGAGAATAAGTAACTATGGTTGTGTTGAAGTGCTATCAACTGGTAATGGCAGTACTTTGGTTCAATGCGTAGATATCGGAGATGGCGGTGATGGTTATAAGATGACCGTTTACGGTTCTTTATATGTGAAACGTAACTTGAGAGTAAAAGAAGCGATACGATATGGGACAACATGCCAACAAGGAACAAGTTTCTAGGAGGTTATATGAAAGTAGCAGATTTAGAAAGTATTTATAAATTACTAACAAGAATGAAAGATGAACGAATGGAATATGATTTAGCTTATAAATGGTTGAGAAACTATCAAATGCTAACAGACCCGATTACAGCTTTTGAAGAACAACTCAACAGACTTAATGATGAATGTAAGAGTGGTGAAAAGCTTGATAATGGAGGATATAAGCTAAAAGAAGACAAGATAGAGTATTATCAAGAACAATTGAAAAAACTTTATGATACAGAAATTAATATAGATTTTATAAAATTTAATAGGGATAATTTAAAGACGTTACAGTTATCAATGAATGATGTTGATGTACTGGAACGTTTTTTTATTATAAAAGAAAACGAAGAAAGTGAGGAAGAATAATGCAAAGTGTAAGATTATCAAAAATTTTAAGACGTGTTGATGAAGAGGGAAAGGCTATATTTGATTATATGGTGGTTGGTGAAAAAGACGACGGAAGTAGAGTTGAAACAACGCTAAGACACGAAGACACAGCCATGATTAAAGACTTAAACAATTTGGTTGAAACATTCATCACAAAAGAAGATGAGTTAGAAATCTTGAAAAAGACTGTTGAGTATATGAGTGTATCAAAAGCAAAAGAAGTAGACACAGGAAATGCAGAACTTGATTTACCACCTAGTCTTGAATTACCAAAAACAGATAATTCAGAAACTCCAGCAACTCCAGATTTGCCAAACGGTGTAGATTTGCCAGAGTTGGAAAAAGAAGTGTTGTCAAAAGTTGAAGAAAACAAGGAGGTAGAATAATGGCTCAATATTTAAGTTTACTAATTATCAAATATCAAAAAGATAAGAATTTCTACAAGGCTATATTTAGTGTTAGAGAATATATGATACTACAATATGCAGTAGATTTGTGGTTGAAATATTATTATAGAGAAGATTTAATCGACCACGAACAAGCACCTATTAAAGGAAAAATATTACCAAATGGAGCAGTTGATATATCAGAGGTGAGATAGTATGGAAAATACTTTAGAAAATATTGGCTTAAAAAATGTCAGTATTGATTTTCTTAATAGTGAAATCAAAAACCTATTTGTAGTACAAGGTGATACAAGAACTAGAGGACTGTTAGTTAGAGTTAAAGATAATAAAGGTAATACAATACCTCTATCAGATGAATACGAACTAAGACTATATGCCAAACGTTCTGGAAAAGATAAATTGTTATATAGTGTTGCAGAAAAGATAGGCGATAGATATAAGGTGTATCTAACTTCCGATATGTTAGCTAAAACTGGAACATTAAAGATACAGCTTGCATTATATAAAGGTGATGTGTCACTCATTCAATCAAGACAAAGTTCTATACCTATATATCCATCAATGACTTGTCAATTTGAACTAGGACAAGACAATGTAATAGACATTGTTCAGATACAAGAAAGTATCAAGGAACTTGAAAAAGCACTTGAAAGTCTAAAAAGTTTTGATGGGATAGACAGCTTAGTAGACTTCAAAAAAAGTGAAGAAGAACGTCAACAAGCAGAGGAACAAAGAAAACAATCAGAAGAACAAAGGGTAGTTGAAGAAACTACCCGTTCTTTGAATGAACAAACTAGAATTGAGAATGAAAAACAACGTATTTCAGATGAAGAAGTTAGAAAACTTGAAGAACAAAAATGTACTGAAAGTGAAAATTCAAGAGTTAGTCAAGAACAGGAACGACAAGACAAAGAAAAAGAACGTCAAGAACACGAAACTATAAGAGTTGAAACTGAAAACAATAGAAACTCACAAGAAGAAATTAGAAAAACTAATGAAGAAAAAAGAATTTCTAATGAAGAATATAGAGAAAGCAAAGAAACTACTAGAGTTCAAGCTGAACAGGAACGTGTTACTAATGAACAAACTAGAGTTGATAATGAAAAGACTAGAGTTGCTAATGAACAAGCTAGACAAGAAGCAGAAACAGCTAGAAATGATAAGCTAGAAAGTTTATCCACACTAGAAACTGAACGAAAAGAACTGTTAGAAACTTGGAAAAGTGAAGAAGCTAGTAGAGTTCAACACGAAAACACTAGAGAAGAAAACGAAAAGATACGCAAGATTTCTGAAACTGTTAGGGACGATAACGAAACTAAAAGAAAACTTGAAGAAGATACAAGAACTCAATCAGAATTAAAACGTGTTGAAGATGAAAAGACTAGAAGTTCAAATGAACAAGCCAGAGTTCAATCAGAAGAAACACGACAAACTAACGAAGAACAAAGAAAAGCTAATGAACAAGAACGTGTTAAAGCTGAACAACAAAGGTCGGCAAAAGATACCGAACGTGATGTAACATTCAAGTCTTGGGACGCTAAAATTAAGGCTTTAAGTGGACTTCCAGAAGAAATGCCAGATATACCAGTTCTTGAAAAAGCGACTGAAACAACAGCTGGTATTGTTAAGTTAAAAGGCTTGTCAGAAGAAGACGATACAGCAGTATCATATAACTTGTACAATAAGGCTATTACTGATATATCTTCAAACACTGATAGCAAGTTAAATGAAAAGGAACAAGCTATTAATGCAAAAATAGAAGAACAAGGTACTAAGTTATCAGCACATGATGAAAGTATAAAGTTACTAGAAACTAAAGCTGATGGCTTATCAAATCAAGTGACAGGCTTATCTACAAGGATTGATGAAAAGATAAGCAAACAAAATACTGATATTGATAGCAAGTTGGAACAACAAAATACAAAAGTTACTGAAAAGCTATCAGAACAAGATAGCAAAGTCGATACAAAACTAAAAGAATACGACACTAATATTAAAAAGAACACGACAGGTATTAGTGATATCAACGCTAAACTTTTAGAACAAGATAAGGCTATACAAGGTCAAGATACTAAAATTAATGGTATAAATGAGAAGTTATCAACTAATGATACAGACATTAAAGGTTTAAAAGATACTACTCAAAGCTTGACAACTAAAGCTGAAAAATTAGCTGGCGAACTAGATACCAAAGCGACTAAAGAAGAAGTTAATACGTTAACTGCTGAATTAACTGATAAATTAGACACTAAAGCAAGTCAAGAACAAGTTAACAAACTAACTACTGAATTAGGTAGCAAAGCAACAAAAGAAGATATTAGTACGTTAACAAGTGATTTGGAATTAAAAGCGACTAAAGAAGATATCGACACTCTAACAAGTCAAATATCAACTAAAGCAAATCAAAAAGACGTTGACACATTAACTACTGATTTATCCTCAAAAGCTAATAAATCACACACTCATGCAATAACTGATATCACTAATCTTGAAAGCAAACTTGCTGAGAAAACTAGTCAAGATGATTTAAATAATGTACAAGCTAATGTTGATAAAAAGGCTGATAAAGAGCATACGCACACAACAGCTGATATAACCGATTTAGAAACGGTATTAAGTACAAAAGCTAGTAAAGAGGATATTGATAAGCTATCTACAGAACTAACAGAAAAAGTTGATAATTTTAAAGTTGAACCAGCAACAAGCGAAAAAGCAGGAATTGTCAAGATTGATGTAAACGGAGAGAGTACAGCTTTATCGAAGAAAAGTTTTGATGAAAATTTTAATTTATTAATGCAAGGTTATAATGATATGAATAATAGGTTGTTTGATAAAGCACCATTATCACATACACACAGTATAGAAAGTATAACCCTTTTACAACGAACACTAGATGAAAAAGCAAATAAAACAGACGTTGTAACAAAAACTGATTTAAACAAAAAATCAGATGTAGGGCATACTCACTCTATTAGTGATGTTAGCAACCTACAAACAACATTAAACAGTAAAGCAAGTACAAGTCACATTCACGATATAAGCGATATTAACAATCTACAAACGGCATTGAATGGTAAATCAAGTACAAGCCACGGTCACTCTATAAGTGACATAAACAACTTGCAATACACACTCAACAATAAAGCTAGTGCTAGTGATTTATCAAGTTTACAAGCTAAGATGAACAACTTATCGACTGATAAGATATCTAACAAAAATGGATATGGTAGCTTGAGTTTTTGGACTGGTACAGAAAGTGAATATAATTCTATTTACAGCAAAGACAGTAATACGATTTATTTTATAACGGAGTAGACTATGATTAAATTAGGAAGTAAAAACATTATACCTCAAAATTTTATTAAGGTAACAAAAGGTGATGAAGTTGTATGGGAGTCAAATACGTTTAAAGAAATAGATATATACGGTTTTGGTGCAACAACTATTAATGATGGTGGAGAATATGAAGTACCGTTAAACATTCCATTAAAAGCAGAAACCGCCACAGTAAATCAAAGTTTTACAGTCATGAAAGGCGATAAAAAATACGTTCTTTATGCGAACGAAATATTTATGATAAAAAGTGCTGGAGCTATAACAATTTCTAAAGACGGAGTGTGGGATATTAAAGCAAAGAAAAGTTCAAGTCCTGTTACACTTTACATTGAATAAAGGAGTAAAAACGTTGAAAAATACACATTTAATCGGGGGGTAGTACAAGTTATGTAATACCCTATGATTGCTTATGATAAAAATAAGCACTAATTTAAAGAATATAAAGTTTGGCGATAAACAGGCGATGAAAGTATGCAAGGGAATTGATGTTATATGGCAAAAAGAAGATGAATTAATTTTTGAGAGTGAACCTAATTTCTTTTACAAAACAGTTGTGAACAGTAGTAGTGTAATTAAGCCAAATCAGAGATATAGATTTTCTACAAATTCACCTAGAAGTGAATATAAGCTAAGTGTAGTAGGTGGAGGAGTATATGATATCAAAGATAAAGATGTATTCTTGATTGATAAAGAATGCGAAATTATATTCAGAAATAAAAGCTATGTAAATTTTGTAACTTCAATCTACAGCACTACTGATAAACCAAACTTGACAATAAATATATAACACAAGGAGGACAGATGGAGCAATTTTTAAAACTAATAGACACTGGATTTACCCTTGCCTTTGCAGTAGGAGTGTGTGTATTTGTTTTTAAATACACACCACTTATACTAAAGGTTTGGGTAAATTTCAACAAATCAATAGACAAAAATACAGAAATAACTAATAGACATTATGATGAAACTGTTGATTTCAAAAGACAATTGCTAGACTTAAAAGAAAAATTAGAACAACATAATGTTAATGCCATGGATTTGCAAAGAGACCATGACGAGCTATTAAAAAATCAAGAAGACGTCTTGAAAATATTAGGTGAAATGAAGCAAATAATTCTTGGAGGTGGAACAAGATATGACGATTAAAATAATGTTAGACGCAGGACACGGTGCAGGTCGTGATTTTAACCGTGGCTCAGTAATCGGAAATGAGGGCGACAACAACTATAAATACAGCCTTGTACTTAAAAGAGAATTAGAGAAGTACGGATTTTATGTTGGAACAACTAGAAACAGTATTACTGATAATCCGTCTTTATCGGCTAGAGGAAACAAAGCACAAGGATATGATTTATTTATATCCTTGCACTCAAACGCTGGAAATTCAAGTGTTCGTGGTATTGAGATATACGGAGATATCAATGCAAACAGTCCTCAACTGATGAAGAATTTATGCAACAATATCTCACGTGCAATCGGCACTAAGAACAGAGGTGTACGTTGGAGAACTAGAAATCCAGAACGTTTTTATGTGCAGCCTACAAGCCCTGGTGGCTCAAATTACTATGGTGTTTTGTACTCAAATAAAGCGAAGTTGGGAATGTTGATAGAACACGTATTCCATACTAATAGAGAAGATTGCAAGTTGTATGTAGAAAAACGTAAAGAGATTGCACAAGCAACAGCAGACACGATAGCACAATTCTACGGACTTAAAAAGATAAGCAGACCTCAAACAGAAGTGAAAGGAGTGGCAAATTTGGAATTGACAAAAGAGCAAAAAGATAGTGTAAAAAACACTGTTGTAACATATTTAGATGATGAATACCAAAAAGCGTATATTATAGCACAAGAACATAAGGCTCTACTTGCACCAGCACCATTCAACTATGATTTTGGCAGAATGGTTAAAAGCGGAGATACGATTATCGCAGTTGGCGGAGACCATTTAGGCAAGATTGAGGGCAAGAATTACGGATTGACAGGATATGCAACTTATCACGTTAAGGCAACTGATAAGGCAGAAGATTTCAATAAAGATAGAAGCAAATATTTAGTGAGGAAATAATTATGAACGATACAACAAATATATTGATGGTGCCGTTGATTATAGGCTTGTTAGAAGTAATCAAAAGAGCAGAGGTTGTGAATAGCAAATATATTCCACTAATCTCCATCTTTATTGGTGGTATTTTGGGCGTAGCAGTCAATGGTGTAAATGTAGACGGCGTGCTAATCGGAATAACTTATGGTTTATCGGCAGTAGGTTTATATACAAGTGTTAAAAAATATTCTGATGTAACAAATGAAGAATAAGTTCGAGTTGAGTAAAGTTGAGTAAAATTGAGTAAAGTTGAGTAATCACTTTTAGTGATAAATATGTTATAATATAAGCATACAAACTTTATATGGTTTAACTAAAAGAGTGACTTGAGAGCAAGTCGAGTTGAGATGGTTACTAGTGCTATCTCAATTTTTTTATAAAAATAATCGTGCGACTAATCGAGAGTAATCGTGAGTTAATCGTGCGTAACTGTACTAAGAAGATTAGCTATTCGATATGATAAAGATGTCGGATACGCTTGTAGGAATGTTGAAAAGAAAAACAATTTATAGTATGATTCAAATTATTTTGTAACTTATTTTTTACTACACAGGGTAGGCTTTTTGTCTACCCTCTTTTTTTTATGTGTACACAAAAAAATAGTCACTCAATAAGAGTGACTATACAGTAAAGTATACTTAAATTTGCACGCAATACAAACATTTACTGTAAAATTATTGTAATACATAAAAATCTAAAAGTCAACGGGAATATAAACAAAAACAACCTCACAAAAGGCTTTATATGAGATTATTTTTATATGGTTGGTATAATTACATAGCTAAAAGCTAAAAAGCTGATAAAATGTTCATTAAGTGCCATAAATCGAAATTGATAAAATTTACATATATTTTTAAGTCGTTTATTGACAATATATAACGTATGCGTTATAATATATTTATCAAAGCAAAAGAGGTGAGCTTATGAAAAACAAATCAACAAATTCTCAAATTAAAGCTTCCAGAAATTGGGAAAAGAAAAATCGAAAAAAAGCAACTGTTGATAGTTATAGAAGAACAGCGAAACTTTATATAAAAGATTATGCAACTAAAGAAGATATGCAAGAATTCAATAAAATTTTTGAGGATAAATTAAATGTTCAGTAAAAAAATAAGTGAAAAAGAAATAATAGAAGATTTTGAAAAAATAATAAAAAAACTACAAAGACCAGTTAGCTATACTGATTATCATAAATATGCTAAATACGGATATACAACAATGTATAGGAAATTTAAAGATATTAATGTTCTGAATAAAATGTTTGGATATGATTTGAATGATGTTAAAAACTATGAGGATTTAACTGGCAGAAAATTTGGCAGATTAACTGTTATAAAACTAGACCATAAAGCTAAAAAGAAAAATGGTTTTATTTGGTTATGTAAATGTGAATGTGGCAATACAGTTTTGGTAGATGGTAGTTGTTTAAAATATGGAGTCACTAAAAGTTGTGGCTGTTATCGTGTAGAAAAATCTAAAGAAGCAATAGAAAACATACGTGAAGACTCATATAAACAAATTCAAAAAGAACGTATAGACGGTACGTTTGTTAGGTCATTAAAGCAAAAGAAAAGCAAAAATAACACGACTGGTCATAAAGGTGTTAGTAAAACTAGAAATGGGAAATATAGAGCATATATTAATATCAAAAGAAAACAAATTTATTTAGGACAATTTGATACTATAGAGGAAGCGGTTGAAGCAAGAAAACTTGGAGAAGAAAAATATTTCAAGCCAATAATTAATAAATATGAAGAAAAAAACAACAATTAAGATTGCACACAGATTACACACAAGTTACACACGATTACACAAATTGTATTAGTTCTTAACGGTTTAGAACTATTTTACAAAATGAGTAATCGTGTATTTTTCAATGTTTATTTGTGCTTATTGAGTTTTAATACCTTTAATAGGCAAATGTGATATAATATTAAAATTTTGATAATATCCCTTGAAATCAACACATTTGATGACTTATATTTTTGAAATTACACACAAATTACACAAAAAAATTAAATGCTATTAATTAATTGTTCAACTTGTTTATATCCTTGTTCAGTATAATGTGAATAAGTCTTCATCACAGTTTCCACTGTATCACCAATAATTGAGGAAGCAGTTTTAAAATCAATTCCATTGGTTATTAAGTTAGTTGTATAGCTATGTCTTAACGAGTGCAAATTTATTCCCTCAAACTTGGTATCTTTTGTCACTTTAATTAGTTTAGTATAGGTTGGTTGCATAGCAAATCTTTTAGGAAACAATCTCTTATCAGTTGATATAATCTTTTGTTTGTTTCTGTATTCTATTATTTCTTTATAGAGTTTGTTGCTTATAGGCACTTTTCTTGTACTGTTGACACTTTTAGGTGGAGCAAAACTATTTGTTCTTTTATTAAATTGTTTATTAACCACTAGATATGTTGGGAATATATCATCATAAGTTAGTCCAGCAATTTCAGAAGAACGTAATCCAGTATAAAAGGCTATATCTAAGATTAATAAATGTTCATCTTTTTTGAATAATGGTTTTATTTCATTTTCAAATTCTGATACAGATACAATAACTGTATCTTTGTCTTTTTTAAAATTAGATGATACATCACGTGCTGGATTTTTCATATTTAATTCTAATGTTTTAATAGCAAATTCAAAAAGTTGTTTGTACCTTGCTATTTTTGTTTTAACCTTTAGTTCTCTTGATAAATTTTCCATATCCATTTTAGTAAATGTTTTAATTTTTCTATCTTCATAAGATGTGGCTTGTTTTAGTTGACATTTCATTAAATTGTGCGAACTATTTCTAACTTTATCTTTTTTATAATCTAAATAGATTTCTTTTAATTCTCTTAATGTTATATCCTCATATCCGTTTATTTGATATGTCTTAGTATATTTACCAATATTCTTGCTTATCCAATTGTTAGCTTCTGCTTTAGTTTTAAATCCGTATTTTGTATCTACTTGCTTCCATTTCCCTTGTACTTTAATTCTGATTATTGATTGCCATTTTCCGTTTAGTTTACGTACTGAGCTTCCTACTGTTTGTTGCATATCCTCACTTCCTTTTAGTTTAAATAGGTGAGTACATGTGCTATAATGTATTTGAGTAATAGTAGTATATAGCATATATACTCAGTATCCCTTGTGTTTATCACGAGGGGTATTTTTTGTTTGTATCAATTAAGATAATCTTCATTAAGTCTTTTAATTGAAATATATACACTCACGCCTAAATCAAGTTTTTTCTTTACAATTTCATCAGTGTAGTAATCAATATATTTGCAATTCCCACCTACAATTGTTGCGGAAATATCGTATCCGTTCTTGTTTTTCATGATAGGTAAAACCTTGTTAGTTATAATTCTAGGTACATAACCTATGTGTTTATCGTCTAATAATACCATTATTGCGTTATTGTCGTATGGATTATTGGGTTCTTCTTTTAATTTGATATCATTTGAAGAAATGAATACGCCACCGTATTCGTAATAATATTCGTCATAGTCCATTTCATCTAAAATATCTTCATCAGACATTTCACTATATTTTTCAGATTCTTCTAGTTCTTCTTTAATACAGAAATCTTCTATTGCTTGTTGTCTATAAAACACTCCAGCAACACTAAACATACAATTGTCATTATCCATACCGTGAGTTTTTTCATCAATATACCAAATTGGAGAGTTTGGGATATTAATTCTAGATTCTGTTAAAAATGAATCGTTGGTATCATTTTTAATTGTTGATGTTGAGTTGGTTTTATTCTTCCTTGATTTTAATTTTATTACAGTGAAGCAAATAATAGTTATTAATAAGATGATTCCTATTAAATATAACAAATAGTGTGTTTTGAAAAGTTTATCAAAGATGAACAACATACTTATAAACAATATTATATACGCTATACACGATGATTCATCGTCACTCATGTTTACACGCTCCTTTATGGTTTCATATTTAATATTAATCTAAAGTTACATTGTACATTATAACTTTGCCAATTATATCTACATTATCTGATTCCAAATCATAAACAATATCAAGATAGGTTGGGTCTGTTGACTCAGGTTTAAAAATTATTCTTTTTTGTTCTTCATCTTTGTAAAATCTTTTTACAGAATAATTTCCGTTATAATCGAATACAACAATATCACCGTTCTTAATATCATGAATACTGTTATATTCTAATATTCCAATCAATGAGCCATTAGGTATTATTTTATTCATGCTATCTCCAGATATATGCATAAACAACACGTCTTCTTTTGCATATTTGCCAAGCATACTGTCTGGCACTGCAAGGCTTGAATAATTTTGACCGTCTATAGCAATTGGAGTACCAGCTGAAACTTTAGAGTCGATATATCTATATGTTCTCATAACATTAGCACGACCAACAAATGTTGCTTCGTTCTTTTTATGATTATCTATATCAACATCAAATCCCATAAGCCACGCTGGAGATACGTCTAACGCTTTTGATATGAGATATACCTTATCCTGTTTAGGAACAAATTTTCCTTTAGCATATTCACTTAAAGATGAACGACTTATCCCAGTTATTTTAGCAACATCAGCCATAGACATATTTCTATCGTTTAAAACAACGCTAAATCTATCCTTAAAATTTGATTTCATTGGTTAACCTCCTAATAGAATTATATAGTATGTATACCCATTTTTCAAGATTTATCGAACACTTTTAAATAATTTAAAATTTTATTTAAAAAATGCTTGACAAGTCGAACAAAAGGGTATATTATATATTTGTAAGATAAATCGAACAAAAAGGTAGGTGATAAAGTGTTCAATTATAATAAATTAAAAGGCAGAATAGTTGAGTTAGGTTATGGAATTAGTGATATAGCTAATTTATTAGGTGTATCTAGAACATCTATATATGAACGATTAAACGGGAATATACCATTTAAAGACTATGAAATCTATAAAATTTGTAAATTTTTGGATATTAAGGAAGTAGATATTGAGCAATATTTTTTTAATCTAAAAGTTCGATAAGTGGAACAAAGGAGTTAAGAGGTGGAACAATTAAAAACAGTTATCTCAAAAAAAGATTTAGCTAAAAGATGGAGTGTTACAGAAGAACACATCTCAACGCTGGAAGCTAAAGGAATACTAACAAGAACGGAGATTGGCAGATGTACTTATCCAATGGAGCAAGTCAATTCAGTAGAAAAATCGGGTAGGACTGTTGCACTAGAAGAAGAATTATTTGTACTAAGACAAGAAAACAACAATTTAAAAGACGATGTTAGAAGATTAAAGAGTGTAATTAAAAGTATTACACAAACATTTTAAAGGAGAATTTATGGAAAAGAAATTGGATAGCTATGATAAGGCTTGGGTAGGCATTGAAAGACCTAGTTTTAAGTGTGAAAAACTCATTAAGGAAAAAGCAAAAATCAAAAAGGCTAAAAATGTTGATAGATTAGATGATATGAAAACAGTAGGCAATGTATGTATTATGCTTTTGAAATTTTGTATACTTTTAAATTTACTTGTTATTACAGGGAGAATGTTATAAATGGAAAACAAAAATCGATACATGATTAATGGGGAAAATGCCATGAGGGTAATTATCGACATTGCTAAAAAGAATAATTGCAAGGTTGAAGACGGTTTTTATTTATGTAATACGTTGAAATATTTAATCAGATACAACGATAAAAATGGTATTGATGACCTATTAAAAGCAAA